GCCGCATTTTTATAGTGTCAAAATTGGTCTGGAAGTTAGGAATAGAACAAAGTGTTAAAAATTTAACAAATGCCAAGAGGTAGAAGACCTGCGCCGCAGGAGCTTAAAAAGAAAAGAGGGACGGCTAGAAAAGACCGAGCACCGGAGAACCCAGTAACGGTAACTAAGGCTAAGCCCGCGAAGACTACCCCCAGCTTTTTAAAGGCTAAGGGTAAAATGATGTACGAGCGTAGCGTAGGGCACCTGCATAGTATGGGGCTTTTGTCTACGGTAGACGACACCAGCCTAGAGCTCTTAGCAATGGCTTACCAAGAATGGTACAGCGCAGAGCTTAAGCTTATGAAGGAGGGCCGTATATATGAAACCTACGCAAGTAATGGCGCTAAGGTTCTAAAGCCGCACCCGGCCGCAGCTCAAAGCTCGGACGCGTGGCGGCGTATTAGAATGATGCTAATAGAATTCGGGCTCACGCCCGCGAGTAGATCTAAGCTAGAGCGACCGGAGGGCCGCACCCTAGATATAGACGACATTATAGAAATGTAAGCTAATGGAGTTAAATAAGATATATAACGAGAACTGCTTAGATACTATGGCACAAATGCAGGACGGAGCTATAGACTTAACAGTAACGAGCCCGCCTTACGACAATTTGAGAACCTATAACGGTTATAGTTTTGACTTTGAAAGCATAGCTAAAGAACTATACCGAGTAACTAAAGAAGGTGGTGTAGTGGTTTGGGTAGTAGGTGATGCTACTATAAAAGGCAGCGAGACGGGTACAAGTTTTAGACAAGCACTATACTTTAAAGAATGTGGGTTTAACTTGCACGATACTATGATTTGGGAAAAAACGGGTAGAGTGCCAACGCAAGATAGATACTACAATGTTATTGAGTATATGTTTGTTTTTAGTAAAGGAAAACCAAAAACAATGAACTTTATAACAGACCATAAGTGTGTTAATGGTGGTAGAAAACAAAGAAAAGATACTGTTATAAATAAAGGAGAGAATAAGAAAGGCAATAGTTTTTTTATTAGAAATGAATATGGTAGACGTTCTAATATCTGGAAAATTCACGTAGGTAAGAATAAAACTAAGCACCCCGCTATATTTCCCGAACAACTTGCAAACGACCATATTATAAGCTGGAGTAATGAAGGCGATATAGTATACGACCCTTTTATGGGTTCGGGTACTACTGCTAAGATGGCGCTAGCCAATAACCGCCAGTACATAGGTAGCGAATTAAGCGCTGAGTATGTAGAGATAGCTAAAGAGAGACTCAAGCAAACAAAACTATTTTAATGTAACCAATGTACGACCCACACAAAGCAGAGCGCGTTATAAAGTTTATAGAGCGAATTACAACCCACGTAAAAGGAGAGCTAGCTAAGCAGCCCTTTAAGCTAGAGCCCTTCCAAAAGGAAGTTATAAGCGATATATTCGGTAACGTAAACGAGGACGGCCTACGCATTACGCGCGAGGCCTTCCTCTTTTGGCCGCGTAAGAATGGTAAGACCAACTTCTTAGCAGCTCTAGGGCTTTACTTACTTGTATCGGATAACGAACCCGGCGCGGAGATTATAGTTTGTGCAGCTGATCGCGGCCAGGCTGGAATGATTCACGAGATTCAAAAGCAAATGGTACTACAGTCTCCGCTACTTATGGAGAAGGTAAAGGTATACCGTAATAGCATCGTAGCTAAAGACGGCAGCTTTATACAAGCGCGAAGCGCTGACGCTGATACGGCCCACGGTTATAACGCTCACGCGGTTTTATTTGATGAGCTGCACAGCCAGCCTAATAGAGAGCTTTACGATGTAATGAAGACAGCGAGCGGAGCGAGAAGGCAGCCGCTCTTCTTTAGTATTTCCACAGCTGGAAGTAATAAGGAAAGTATATGCTATGAGGTTTACGACTACGCTAAGAAGGTGCAGGCAGGAATTATAGAAGATCCGACCTTCTACCCGCATATCTACGAAGCCGAGCCCGACGACGATATACTAGACCCGAAGACCTGGCGCAAGGCTAACCCCGGCTACGGCGTAACGATAAAAGAGGACTATATACTAGCGCAAGCTCAAAAGGCTAAAGCGCTAGTAACTTATGAGAATACCTTTAGACGCTTACACCTCAACCAATGGACGACGAGCGAGGTAAGATGGGTTAGCGACGAGGACTTTATGAGCTGCGCGGAAAGCTACGAGCTTGCAGACCTTCAAGATAGGGACTGCTACGCGGGGCTCGACCTTGCAAGTACTGAGGATTTAACGGCGTTTACTTTGATCTTCCCGCCAGTATATGAAGGCGAACCTTTTAAGACGGTAGTCTATAGCTGGGTAACGGAGGCGGCAGTAGAAAGGCGCCAAGGTAAAAGCGGAGCGGACTATAATAAGTTTATAGCCAAAGGCGAGCTAACGGTAACACCGGGCAACGTAACCGACTATAAATACATTAGCGAGGCTATCTATGAAGCTGCGGAGATGTTTAACATAAAAGCTATAGCTTACGATAGATGGAACTCTAGCAGCTTAATAGCGGAGCTTGCAGAGGAGGGCCTACCGGTCGAGCCTTACGGCCAGGGTTTCGCAAGTATGAGCCCAGCGGTTAAGCAGCTCGAAATATGGATAAGGAGCAACCAAATCGCCCACACGGGTAACAACCTGCTAAGGTGGTGCGTAAGTAATGTGCAAGCTAAAACGGATCCAGCAGGAAATTTAAAGTTTGATAAAAGTAAAAGCTCCGATAAAATCGACGTCGCGCAAGCTTGGGCGATAGCTGTAGGTATATGGTTAGCGAAGCATAGAAACGACGACGACGGCAGTATATACGAGGATAGGGACTTAATTATACTGTAATGACGGTAGAAGAAGCTAAAAAATTAAATTTTTTTTTTAATAGATAAAAATATTCACGCTTGGCCCCAGCTCAGTAAGGGCGGGGCCTGCGTAAATATTTTAGTAGAAGGAGAGTGCTATACCTTAAATAAATCGGAAAATTTTTACAGGAAAACTTGCGGGGAAAGAAAATAGCTGTATCTTTACATCAGTAATAACAACAAAGGCAAACAAGATGCAACTACTAGAACTACTTAACAGCGTAAAAACAAACAAGTACACAAGCAACGAGCTACCAGCAGATTATATAGTAACTATTGGCGAAGAAGTACACTACTTAGCAAAGTATGATAAAAACGCTTGGAGCTTTATAACTAAAGAAGGCGATGCTTACGGATTCGCTACCACAAAAAAAGCAGCTATTAAAGATTTAGTTATAGATGTTTGGGCAGAAAAACACCAAGCTTAATATATGCAAGACTGGCAAAAGCAGATACTATATAAAGAGCGCTTTATGAAGCTTAAGAGAGTAATACAATTTAACGGCGCCGAGATCCTGGAGACTGCCCCAGGATCTTTTACCGCCCTCCCGAATACACCGAGCTTCTACGGAAGCCGCAAGTTTAACAGCTTAGAAAAAGCTAAACACTATTTAAGACAATGGCAAAGAAAGTAATGACCCCCGAAGATAGAGAGCTGCGTAACATAGCTTTAGCGCTTGGCGCTGGCTTGTTAGGCTTTCCAGTATTAACCCTAGTATTTAAGCTGTTCGCTTTTGTACAGTTTATCGCTTTTGGTTATGTTAGTTAATGAAGTAGAGTACTACTGCCAAAGCTGCGGCACGTATACCGCAAGCTTAAGTAATATAACGGCGCTGCAAATTTGCGAGCCTTGCGCCGCAGGCTCCGACTTAGAACAAGAAGATACTATTTTATTTATATGAGAATTATTTTAGTAGAGCATAAGAGCTCTAGAAGGGTAGAAGGTTATAGAACACTTACGAAAGCTTGTAAGGCCTTAGACATCAATTACAGTACTATTACGAAGATTATAAACGGCAACTGTAACTACTACGAGAACGAACGTATAAAGCTTACGCGTCTTCCTATACAATAAAAAAGCTAACTAAGCAAGGAAATAAAAAACTTTTTTGTATATTTGCCTAAAGTATATACTCTAGGCTTTGGCAGAAAATAATAACAGCGGGCTATTTGCTCGCCTTTTTAGAAGCTCCCCGGAAAACCCCAGTACGAGTCTAAGTAACCCGGCTGCGTGGCTTACGGGGCTTTTTGGTACTAGTAAAACGGGAGTACAAGTTAGCGAAGATAACGCGCTTACTTTTAGCGCTGTTTATGCAGCTGTAAGGATCATTAGCGAAACTATAGCTAGTATACCTCTAAACGTCTACCAAGCGGACGGGGAAACCCGCGTAAAAGCTGTAGGCCATCCAGTACAAGACCTTTTAGCGAAAGCACCTAACAGCGTAAGCTCTACCTTTACCTTCCGCGAGGCTATGGCCTCTAACTTAGTGTTACACGGTAACGCCTACGCTAAAATAGAGATGAACGCAGCAGGACGCCCTACGGCGCTTATACCTTTGAACCCTATGAAGGTCGAGGTAAAAGTAATAGACGGCGAAAAGGTCTACGTATTCGACGAAAAACACACGTACCTAGATTACGAAATGCTCCACTTTGTAGGGCTAAGCTTTAACGGCTTAATAGGTAAGAGCCCCCTAGCAATGGCACGCGAAGCCGTAGCTATTGGGCTAGCGGCCCAAGAGTACGGCGCGCGTTTCTATTCTAACGGTGCGAACGCTGGCGGAGTTATTACCGCTCCTGGCCGACTAAATACCGAAGTAGTAAAGAGATTACGCGAAAGCTGGAACCGTGCCCAATCGGGCCTAGGCTCTAGCCATTCTACCGCCATTTTAGAGGAGGGTATGAAGTACGAGAAAATAGGACTAGATCCGGAGGCGGCCCAGTTCTTACAGTCTCGTAAATTCCAAGTAAACGAAATAGCTAGAATTTTTAGAATACCGCCGAGTTACTTAGCAGACCTAGAGAATAGCTCTACGCGTGCTAATACGGAACAGCAGGCTATACAGTTCGTTAGGGACTGTATAACGCCTTACGTTCGCCGTATGGAGGTAGAGCTAAACCGTAAGCTATTTAGAGAAGACGAGCCTAACCTTTACGCCTACTTCACTATGGAGGGGCTAATGAGAGGAGACCAAAAGGCTAGATATGAAGCTTACGCCGTGGCGCGTAACTGGGGCTGGCTGTCGGTTAATGATATTAGAGACCTAGAGAACCTTAACCCGGTAGAAGGTGGGGACATTTACCTACAGCCTCTTAATATGCAGAGAGCAGGCGAAGACGACACTAACGTAGATGCGGACTAATGCCCTGGACTGACTACCCCCAAGCTGCAACCGATAACGCTAAGAGAGCGCTAAAGATCCGAGAGGACGAGGGCACCGACTGCGGAACGCCGGTAGGCTGGGAAAGCGCCCGTATAATAGCTAATAAAGAAGCTATAACGGAGCAGCGCTTACCGCGTGTTTACAGCTTCCTAAGTAGAGCTAAGACCTACGACCAAGGCAGCTTTAAAGATGAGGACGGTAAGCATATCTGCGGTAGTATAATGTACGCAGCCTGGGGCGGTGATGAGATGCACCGCTGGGCGGAGAGAACCTTAGAGAATATGGAAGAAGAAAAAAGCCTGCGCCACATTAAGAGCGTAGAAGAAACAGCTACCGAGATAATTATAACCTACGGCAAAGCTGAACCGATGGAAGAGGCTGGCTACGATAAAGAAGAAGAACGCGCGGAAGCAGGAGAGTTAAGCGTAGGGGACTTCGTGAGCTGGGACAGCTCCGGCGGTAGAAGCCAAGGCGTAGTAAGAGAGATTACAACGGATGGCCAAATAGAAGCAGACAGCGGCTTTAAGGTAAACGGCACGGCAGAAGATCCAGCGGCCCTTATTAGCGTTTACGAATACGATAGCGAAGAGGGCGCTTTTATAGAGCGTAAGCCGCCGTTAAGAGTAGCGCACCTATTCAGCACCTTAACTAAGGTAGACGGCGCAGAGGTACGCAGCCTTAACGAAGTAGTAGAGCAGAGAGCTTACGACGGCGAGCTTAAAGCAGCTGTAGAAGGTAGAACGGTAGAAGGTTACGCCAGCGTCTTTAATTCAATGAGCGAGGACTTAGGCGGCTTTCGTGAGATCATCTTACCGGGAGCTTTTAGTAACGTGCTAGATAACGACGTAAGAGCGTTATATAACCACGATAGCAACTACTTACTAGCGCGTACTACTTCGGGAACCCTAGAGCTTAAGGAGGACGACAAAGGCCTTTACTACCGCTTTGAGATGCCTAACACAAGCTACGGAAACGATATGCTAGAGCTCTTTAGACGTGGCGACTTAAGCCAGTCTAGCTTCGGCTTTACAGTAGAAAAGGATAGCTGGCGAATGGAAGAAGGCCAGCACGTAAGATATATAGAGAGGGTAGGCTCTCTATTTGACGTAAGCCCGGTAGTTTACCCGGCCTACGCGTCAGCCTCTAGCGGACTACGCAGCGCCGAGCCCAAGGGTGAAAGCGAAGCGGAGGAAGCAAGAGAGACCCCTACCGAGGAATTAAATTATAATTTACACAACGCTTTAATTAAACTAGCTAAAGATGAATGCTAAACAAATGCGCGAAAAGCGCGGCGCTCTAGTAGAGCAAATGCAGGGAATGGTAGCGGCTGCTAAGGCAGAAGGCCGTAACCTTTCTAACGAGGAAAACGAAAAATTCGACGCAATTTCTAACGAAGTAGACGAGCTCCGCTCTGCTGCTGCTCGTATCGAGCGCTCGGAAGAACTAAAGAAAGAAATGGCTGCTAAAGCTGAGGTACGCGATAACGCACCTGCTGCTAAAGTAGAAGCTCGCGACGCGTTTAACGCTTACTTACGTAAGGGTATGAACGGTATTAATTCAGCAGAAGCTCGCGCACTCGCAGAGCTACGCGGAAGCGACACCCAAATCACAACAAACGACGGCCTCGGGGGCTTCCTTGTACCGGAAAACTGGAGCGATTTTGTAAGCGCTACGGAATTGTTCAAGTCGGACATCGAGCAAGTAGCTACAGTTATCCGCACGGCTAACGGTCAGCACTTCAACCTACCAGCTAACGACGATACAGCCGTAGTAGCTGCTATCTTAGGAGAAGGTACGGCAGAGACTGTAAGCGATATGACCTTTACTAATGTGAAGTTCGAGCCTTACACTTACTCTTCTAAAATTGTAAAAGTATCTAACCAGTTAATTAGCGATAACGCTTTTGATTTGGGTAGCTTCGTAGGCGGCCAATTAGCTAACCGTTTGAAGCGTGGTATTAACGCGCACCTTACTACTGGAGACGCTTCTAGCAAGCCGCAGGGTATTGTAACTGGATCTACTTTAGGTGTTACGGCAGCCTCAGCTACAGCGGTAACAATTAACGAGGTAATGTCTTTATTTTATCAAGTAGATGCTTCTTACCGCAACGCTCCAGGCGCTGCGTGGATGATGAATTCTGCAACCGCTAAAGCTATTAGAGTCCTAGGTTTCGGGAGCTCAAACGATTTTCCCGCCTATGTGCCGGGAATGAGCGTAGGCGAGCCGGATATGCTTTTCGGTAAGCCGGTATACATTAACGAAGATATGGACGGTATCGCTACTGGTAACAAGTCTATTATCTTTGGTGATCTTAAGCAGTACTACGTCCACGAAGCTGGCGGCGTACAGTTACTAAGACTTTCTGAGCGTTTCGCTGATGCACTTTCTACGGGCTACATCGCCTACCGCCGTGTTGACGGTAACGTATTGCAAGGTTCAGCTATTAAGCACTTAGTACAAGCGTAAGCTTAGGCAGCTAATGAAGGTTATATTTAACCAAGCAATAGCAGGGGCAGACTTCTACTACACCTCCGGGCAAGTAGTAGAGCTGCCCTCTGCAGCTGCTGCTGAGTATTTAAATGCTGGCTTCTGCGAAGTAGTAGAGGAGAAGAAAGCAGAGAAAGTAGAGAGAGCAGTAAGCAAGAAGAGCACTAAAAGAACAACCCGCAAAGCTAAGTAATGAGCTACACGATAATTACCCCAGCAACTTTAGAAGCTTTAACCGTACAAGAGGTTAAGGATTATTTGCGCGTAGACAGCGACGCAGAGGACACCCTGCTAGGGGTACTTATAAAGGCCTCTACTGAGATGGCCGAGAGTTACTTAGGTCGGTTTCTTTTAACGACCGTTATAGAAGAGTTCTACGATTTTTTCCCCGTATATAAAACGGGCGTAGATCCTTTCCGCGGAGATCGTAATATAATTTATTTAAGCAGAGGGCCAGTACAAAGCTTAGCGAGCGTTAAATACATCGACGGCAACGGCGACGAGATTACAGTAAACGCTAGCGACTACCGTACGGACTTAGTAAGTGAGCCTAGCCGCATCTTCCCGGATTACGGCTGGTACGGTACTAAGGACACGGTAAACGCTGTTATAGTTCGTTATACTTGTGGTTATACTCAAGCCTCGGACGTACCGGCAAATATAAAAATGGCTATGCTTTTAATGATTGGCGAAATGTACGAGAAGAGAGTAGACAGCGTACACCGCCTACCTACAGCTTCCGAATACTTACTTAACCCTTATAGAGTCTTCCGCTTTGATTGATCCGGGTAAACTAGATAGAAGGATTACCCTACAAAGTGCTAGCGTAAGTACGGACGGCTTCGGCCAGGCCGTACGAACGTACAGCACCTTAGCGCAGGTATGGGCTAAAGTAGATTATAGAGGAACCCCTAAAGAGGGGGAAGATACCGAGAAGCTAACAAGCTTAAATAAGGTACGCTTTACGGTACGCTACCGCAGCGACGTAGACGCCACAGTAAAGATAAGCTGGGGCGGTAAGACTTACGAAATTGAAGGCGTAAGCTTAGAGGGTAGAGAGCGCTACCTTATTATAGATACTGTACTAAGGGACTGATGAAAAGCGGCGTATACTTTGAGGTAGAAGGTTTAGAGAAAGCTTTAAGAAAGCTAAAGGCTTTAGAAGATATAGACCGTAAAAAGGCTAGGCAGTTTAAGGCAGGAATTAAAAAAGCCGCTAAGCCTTTAGTAAAAGCTGTAAAAGGATCTATTCACAATTCCGATAAAAAAACAGCTACTACTAGAACGGTAAAGAAGAAAAGCAAAGAAAGCACAGTAACTAATAAAAGCGGTAACCTTAGAAGGTCTATAGCTTTTATACCTTCTAAAAAGAAGGGAGCGCTTTTAGGTTACGTAGGTGCAAGGTTCGGTAAGAAAGCAGGTAAGACCTTCGACGGGTATTACGCAGCTATAGTAAACTACGGACTTAAAAGAGGTAAGGCTAAGGCCGAGCCAACGGAAAAACGTAACATAGATTACGCAGAAAAGGGCTACGATAAAGCAGTAGCGCAAACACAAGCGCAGCTATTAAGAGAGGTGCAGAAAATACTAAAGCAGAGCTTATACCAGCTTACTAGATAATGACGGAAGGAAAAGCTATATACACAATCCTAACTAGCGACAGCGACGTAAACGCTATCGTAGGTACTCGCGTTTACCCGCAGATAGCAGCGCAGGGCGCAGGCTTCCCTTTTATAGTATATGTGCTACAAGATACAAGCCCTAGCGATACTAAGAGCGGGGTAAGTACTTTAGACGAGGTACGCTACGATATTGTAGTAGCTAGCGAAACTTACGCAGAGGCTAGCGATTTAACAAACAAAGTAAGAACCGCTCTAGATCGTTACACCGGAACGGTAGCGGGTGTAGTTATTGACTCTATACAGTTTATAGACTTAGACGCCGATAACGACCCAGGTACCGAGACTTACGTAACGAGCTCGGAGTATATAATAAGAGTTAAGCGATGAAAATAACACTAACGAAAAAAGTAACCTTACCTAGCGGTAAGAAGCTAGACAAAGGTCTAACTTTAAACGTAGTAAACGAATACGGCCGAGAGCTTATAGAAGCTGGTAAAGCCGTAGAATTTGGAGCAGAGGCTCCGCAAGTAAAAGAAGATAAACTAAATAATCTAGATTAAAAATGGCAACTACCGGAATTATGAACGGAACCCTTTTAGGGGTTTATGTAGGATCTACTCTAATAGCTCACGCTACTGAGGGCTCTATCTCTCTCTCAATGGACACGAGAGACGCAAGTACTAAAGACTCAAACGGCACGCGCTCGCTATTGGAGGCTACTAAATCGGGTACTATTTCAGTATCTGCTTTGTATGCTGAAGATGCAGCTTACGGCGTAGATGATCTTATGACAGCTTGGTCGGGTCGCACTCAGCTTACAGTTAAATTTTCTACCGAAGTATCGGGCGACCACTACTGGGAAGCTTCAGCTTACGTAACTTCTTTAGAGGTTTCTAGCGGTATGGAGGATAACGTAACGTACTCGGCTACATTCGAGCTTACGGGAGCTATTACCTACTCTACAGTAGCGTAATAAACACTAACACAAACACTTAAAGCAAATGGTTAAACACGTAGAAATAGGAGGAGTAAGCAGGCCGGTTAAATTCGGTTTCGCTGCGCTTATGGAATTTACCGAAGAGAACGGCTATACTATGGCCGACTTAGATAAACTAGGCGAGAATATGAAACTTAAGGACGCGCTCTTTTTAGTGTGGTGTGGATTGAAGCACGGCGCTAGAGTAGAAAAGCAACCTTATAAACATACGATCGAAGATATAGCGGACTGGCTAGACGAAAAGCCCGAAGCTATGGAGCAGGTATTAAATGTGTTTAGCTCTAGCTTTAATTCCTCGGAAGAGGAAAAAAAGTAAACGGGGCGCCGGGTGAAGGCCCGGCAGCCCCTTTAACTTTTGACTATTACCAGGAGCTAGCTTTAGGGCAGCTTAGCTGGACGCCGGCGACCTTCTACGAAGCGACGCCTAGAGAGTTAGAGAACGCCCTTAAGGGCTTCTTTAATTTATACGAAGTAGGCCAGCAGCAAAGCTGGGAGCGTGAGAGGTGGAGTACTACGGTACTAGTAAACCTACAGCTACCAAAAAACAAAAAGGTAAAAGCTACGGACTTAGTCCGCTTCCCTTGGGAAAATAAACACAAAGCCGCAAAGCTAAACAAACAAGAAGCTAAAGCAATTCTAAGCAGATGGCAAAAAGGACAATAGCAAGTACTAACATTAGCATAGGTGCAAACCTTAGCGGCCTCCAGCGAGGCCTTAAAATTGCACAGCGTAGCCTCCGTAAGTTCGGAGGGCAGGCTAAGCGTATAGGTAGTAATATTACTAGTAGTGTTACTTTACCGTTTGCTGCTGCAGGTGCAGCCGGTGTTAAGATGGCTACCGACTTGCAGGGAAGCTTTAGCAAAATAGAGAACCTCGTAGGTATTACGGGGCAAGCTTTAGACAACTTCAAAAGCTCCGTTAAAGGCGTAAGCGCTGAAACGGGCAAGAGCCAGCAAGAGCTAAGCGAGGCACTCTTTACGGTGGCCTCTGCGGGTCTTCGTGGCGCTGCAGCTACCGAAGTATTAGAAAGATCTGCGAAAGCCTCAGCTATCGGCTTAGGAGATACGCAGCAAATAGCCCAGGCCCTAACGGGGGTTATGCAAGCTTACAGCGCTAGCGGAATGACGGCAGCACAAGCGACCGACACTTTAACCGCTATCGTAAGAGAAGGTAACCTAGAGGCGGAAGCTTTAGCTCCTACCCTTGGTAGGGTAGTAGGGGTAGCCTCTCAGTTAGGTATAAGCTTTGAAGAGGTAGGCGCTAATATCGCAACCTTTACCCGTTTAGGTGTACCGGCAGAGGAAGCCGTAGTAGGCCTACGGGGTATAATGACTAGCTTTTTAAAGCCTACCGATGAAGCACAAAAGGCTTTAGCTAATTTAGGAATGAGTGCGGAAGACCTCCGTAACCAAGTAAGCGAGGAAGGGCTACAAGCTACCCTAGCTAATTTAATGCAAAGCTTTGAGGGTAACGATGAAGCCCTAGCTAGCGTCTTCGGGAACGTCCGCGCGCTATCTGCTGTACTCGGTACAGCCGGAGCGCAGGGCGAGACCTACGCCGCTGTATTAGATAACATTAGTAACAGTACGGGTATAGTAGACGAGGGCTTCGAGAATGTAAGCCAAACCTCCGGCTTTAAATTCCAGCAAACCTTAAACAGTTTACGTAACGCAGGTATAGAGCTAGGAGCTGCTTTGCTTCCAATGGTTACAAAAATAGCCGATTTTATAACGAAAGCTATAAACAGCTTTAGAGATCTTAGCACCGAGACAAAAACGACTATACTAACACTTACGGCAATAGTAGCGGCAAGCGGCCCTATTATGAGCGGTATAGGTTTTATAGCTACAGCTTTAGGTGCACTACTTAGCCCGGTAGGGTTAATTATAGTAGGTATAGCTGGGGCTGGTTTTGCTATGTATAAATTTTGGGATCAAGTAAGACCCATTTTAGTAGGAGTAATAAACTACTTTATAGACCTCTATAACGAGAGCACTATTTTTAGGGTAGCTATACAAGGCGTTATTTTCGCCTTTAAAGCGCTTTGGACTATTGGCTCTGCTATATTTGGAGCCTTTACTACACAGCTAAAAGCTATAGGTAAAATACTTATAGGAGCCTTTACATTTAATAGATCTCTAGTAGAAGAAGGTTTAAACGATATTAAAGAGGTTTCCCTTGACGCTGTACAAGATATAGTAAAAGGAATAAAAGAGGACTTTAACGAGGGCTTTGAGGAAGCATTTACTCCTAAAGATAAAATAGAGCTAGTAACCGAGCAAGGACTGCAGCAGGGTATCGATGATATGATAGCCCCTATGATGAAAGCCTGGGAAGTAGCTAAATCTTTTTTTACTTTCAAAGGATTTACCCCGCCTAGCACGGGTAACGACGACGGTACCGGTAATGGTACTGGCGGTAATAGCGACCCCGACCCTAACGGAGAAACCGAGAAGAAGCTAAGTAAATTAGGTTTAGCTTGGGGACAATACAGCACTCAAGTAAAAGCGCAAAGCGAGGCAATGGCGCAAGCTATTACCGGTATGGTAGACAACGTACTAGCTGAGGGTATAATGAGGCTAGGAGAAGGCCTAGTAACGGGTAAAGCTTCCTTCGAAGATTTTGGCGTATTCTTACTATCAACCTTTGCGAGCACAGCGGAGCAGTTAGGTAAGCTAGCTATAAGTGTAGGTTTCGCTGTAGAGGGTATTAAGAAAGCCCTAGAAACTTTAAATCCCGGTGTAGCTATAGCTGCGGGTATTGGTCTCTTAGCTTTAGCAGGAGCCGCTCGCGGTAGAATGAAGCAAATAGCAGCAGGTAAAGAGCAGGTAAAACTAGCTAAAGGAGGTCTAGCCTACGGAGAAACTTTAGCAGTAGTAGGGGATAACCCTAACGCTAGAATGGATCCGGAAGTAATAGCCCCACTATCTAAGCTGCAGAATATGCTAGGCGGAGTAGGTGGCGGTACTGTAACGGTAGTAGGTAAGCTATCCGGCCAGGACATCTTACTAAGCAGCGAGAAAGCAAATAGAACACGAAGCAGATATAGAGGATTTTAATAGATGGGTGTACTACTTTACAGCGTTTTTAAGAGTGATTACGGGAGCGATTTTACTATCGAGATTCACGATACGGATTTTAGCGGTACTCCTTCCGAATTTAAAACGGATAGCCGAGGTTTTACCTTAGACTATAGCGGAGAAACGGACGATATAGTAAGCCCTATTATTGGTTCGAGCTGTACTATAGGTATGTACGTAGAAAACGTAAACCAAGAGTTTGACCTAATAAGCAAGCTTAAAGACTACCAAGAAGACCGCTTTTATATTCGGATCTACTCAAGTGAGGACAGCCGCGTAATTGATATAACCGACACTACCGTAAGCAACTTTAACACAAGGGTACAAGCTGACGGGGGAACGGTAGAAAGCACGAGCTGTATAACGCAAGATATAACGGCGCTAGGTGGTGCGAAGTTTTACATACCTTCAGTAAGTAGCGATATTTACTGGGTAGGTAAGATTACGCAGGACTTAGTAACGATAGAAGACGATTACTACCCGTATCTCTACGAGATCAAAGCTGTAGACGGTATAGGCTTACTTTCCAATTACGACTATAATACCGCAGGAAATAAAACGCTCTTCGAAGTATTTAAAGAGAGCGTAGACCTTATCGGCGTAGACCATTTATACGCAGGTACTAACTTCTACTTAAGCACCTGCTTTAATTATTGGGACATTAACCAAACCTACGACGTAGACGTAGACAGCTCTACGCTGGTACGCTTTAATACTTTAGTGTACCGTGAGACTAACGACGACGGAAGCTTTACACAGCCGAAGGCCTTAGACGTCCTTAAAGAGCTTTGTACGATCTTTGGCGCTCGTATCTACCAACGTAGGGGCGCTTATGTATTGGAGCAGTATAAAGAGCGTGAAGACGTAGAATACCGTTACTTTAATTACGATACCCAAGGCGACGAACTTACGGTAGAAGCTCGTATAGACGATGCTACTATAGCACAAACAAGCTACCAAGGGGCAAGGCTTAACGGCGGAGCTTATAACTTCTTACCGGCTTTAAAGAAGGTAGAAATAACCTACAACCAAACGAGGCTAAGTAACCTGCTAGCGAACCGCTTAACCTTTACGCAGGTTTCTAACCCGGTTAGTTTAGGGACTCTAGTAAACGACGATAACGGCCAAATACTTATAAGCGGGGACTTATACTATAGCTTTCTATATAACGGAAGCGGCCCCCAAGCTATAGTAGAGTTTTATATGCCTATTTTTAGGATAGAGGTTAAGCAGGAGGATATACAAAACCCAGGTACTTATTACTACTTACAGCGCAACTTTACGCCAGGAGGAGGTAGTAGTATGTTTGGCGCTACGAGCTGGACTACTACGCCAAGCTACTACTATATAGAGGGGGGTATAGCTAAGAACAGCGTACAAGGTCTAAACTTAGCTAGTAATTTCAATGTAATTACACCGCCATTACAAGTAGACGGGAATACTACGCTAGACATAGAGTTTTATAATATCTACGACCTAGCCGGTACGGTGCAGACGGTGCCTATAAATTACACCAGCCAAATAGCTATGCAGGAGATTACCGCTAAGTATTTGACTAATGGAACCCCCGGCACTACGGTACAAGTATTTACCTCTACAAATGGAAACGCCAAAGTAGCTAGTAACCTAATCTTAGATCTAGGAGAGGTTAAGATAGGGGACAGCCAAGGCTTATCCGGCAGCTTTTATATTTACAACGGTACGACCTGGGTGCCTTCTACGAGCTGGAGAAGAGGAAACACCGGCAGCTATATAAACCTTTACAAGCTCCTAACTAAGGAGGTGCTAAGCTTCTACCGTAACCCGGTAGAAAGGTACAGCGGCACGATCCTAGCGCCTTATACCTATGGTACTAGGTTAGTATGGGACAGTAAGTATTTTATGCCTACTAGCGCTAGCTATAATGCTGGCTTTGATGAGTGGAGCGGGGAGTGGTTCGCTATTGACGCGGACGAAACCGATATAACAGTAAGCGAGCCGGTAGATCTTGAGCCGGTAGACGCCACCTTTACAGCTCAACTTAGCGGCCAGTCCGGTACGGATGAGACTATAATAGCTACGGAGATATTTACAAATAACTTTAAGGCGGATAATGATGTAACCGTAAGTAACGACGTCGTAGTAAGTAACGACTTAAGCGTAGATAACGACCTTACCGTAACGGGTGCCAGTACTTTAGCTACTACGAGCGTAGGGGAGTTTACTACTACCGATAGAGTGAACGTAACGCTTAACGAAATTACGGGTAACCCAGGAGGTAGCGAAAGCATAAGCGCTAGAGATCACTTTAATTTTATTAGCTACAGTGGTGCTAATGGTAACTATACTGTAAACCTACCCGCAGCAGAGGACGGCGTAATAATGCGCTTTAAAACGGACGACACCGTACTAGCGAACAAGACTATAACGCTCCAGCCCCAAGCTGGGGAGCGTATAGACGCCGAGAGCACTTACTCTATGGATCGCAGCTACGACGGTATTACCTTACTAGGTAAGGACAGTAACTGGTATATAATACAAAAGAAAGAGAAGTAAAAAAAATAGTCCAACTTTAATAAAAATAAAACTAATGAAAAAAGCTACTTATTTCTACCTGCTACGCAGAGGCTTTTTTAGCGGCGGGGGCGTAAATGTTATAGGCGCTCTAGTATCGGCTTTTAAAGACCGGGTAGAGACGGACGGCGGGACGCTTGAGAGCGAGAGCTGCCTTACTACGGATCTAGAATTTTTAACACAAAACCCTTAACGCATTATGAGTTTTTTTGACGATGCATCATTAGCATTTTTACCAAGCGCCGCGGCTGGCAAGGACGGCAAAGCGTATAGCATTAAACCCACGGACGGCACGGGGGACTTTACATTTTCACGAGGTTCAAACCTTGCGGCTACCCGTGTAGGGGCGGATGGATTGATTGAGAAAGGGCGGGAGAATCTTTTGCTACAATCAAATCAGTTTGATACGACTTGGGTCAATAGTAATGTAACTACACCGATAACAACGGGACACGCTGGATACGATGGCAGTACGAACGCTTGGCTTTTGAATTCAACTACAACGAGTTCAAGCAGTATATTAAGAAGCATTAATTTAAGTGGAGTTGAAACGATAAGTTTCTTTGCAAAAGAAGGGACTACAAATTGGATTTGTGTTTTTGGTGGTGTTTCAAATAGTACGGCTTGGTTTAATGTTAGCGAGTCTGCACCCGCTTTAGGTACTCTTCAAAGTGAAGTGATAGATGCAAGTATAACCCCAGTGACTGGAGCGGCGGGTTGGTTTAGGTGTTCGGTAACTTACAATATTTCTTCTACTGGTTTTCGCATTTATTTATCCAGCGGAGATGGTAGCTTTAATTCAGCAATTGGCGACAACATCTACATCCAATCAGCACAATTGG